TTTTTTTTTTTTTTTTTTTTTTTTTTTTTTTTTTTTTTTTTTTTTTTTTTTTTTTTTTTTTTTTCCACCCGGGCATTAAAGACACCGGCAGGAGCGCTGGAAAAGAGGAATGAGAGAAAAGAGAAAATGAGAGAAGAAGAAAAGGAAAGCAAAGTGAAGAAATCGTAAACAGCGACTAGTTGAAGAAAGGTAGCAAAGCGCGAGGCAGCGCCTGGTAAAACAGATGAGGAGTCATATGACGCTGTGCAGAGCGTGCAACGTCTAAAGACAACGGGTCATTTAAGTTAGCCCACTGCAAGAGACCCAAATAATTGAGCCACTTGTTTTGAGCAGAAGGGTCACGGGATTCCAGGATGAGGGTTCTATAATGTATACCCTCAGCAGAATAAGTGGGGACTGGCCCACCTAATTCAAATCCGGAAAATTCACCGCGCTCGCCATTCTGATTCTTAAATTCCCAAACGGAGTCCGGAAACGGTTTGGAATCGCTATACCTGTCCATCGCTTCGTCATCTCCATTAATTGCCACAGTGTCCTCTGCTTTCACTTCGGTGACAATAGATGCAACGACGGCTCTACGAACACTGTTCAAAGCCCAAGTGTAACGATCTCCAGAATTCTGCATGGTGGACATTGGCCCATGCTGACTGCGGCTTGACAGCCGCCGTTCCAAATAGGCCAAAATGTAATCTCTAGGGAAACCTGAACGATGCATAACATGCACATCAAAATTAAGAACACCGGCGTCACAGCCAACGTCCCATCGAGTGACGTCAGAAGTGTGCACACCATTATTGACGCGCCACCGTTTTTGGTAGGCGTCAATAAACTGTTGTGGGTTCATTCTGCGATAAAAGAGAAAGTTTTCCGGAAAGGCATCAAACACCTCATTCTCCAGAAACAAAGCAAACGGGGCATCGGCTAACGTTTGCGAAATGTCATACTCATGAACCAACTGGCCAGGTATAGCCTCCACTTTGTGGCGTTTCTCATCCTTCTTGATTACCTGAGCTTTCAGTGAAATTTTAATGTCGGAGCCGGTACGGATTGGATCGTGCGCGGCCAACTTTGACCTCACAGCCTCAGCGCTACGTGCCCCCTCATACTCTTCAATAGCACGATCACAATACTGATCATGCTTGAGAGCAGTCCACTGCGGAGGTTTCGGTACAAGTCTATCATACTCATCACACATGTCAGTCCTGGGACACCTGGCCATGCGACGAGCATTTGCTTTGGCAGACATCTGAGTAAGACGTCTCTGGACAGATAAGAAATAAGTGGCAGTGTCGCTGCGCATATGGACATGTGGATTAATGAAGGCAGTCTCCTTAAACTGATTGGTAGCGCCGCCTCGACCAGAGACTTCACGGTCTTCCTTAGCGTGCCAATGGGTTTCACGCACAAATTCATCAATGGGAGGGGCAACAGCCTCAACGGCATCACTCAAGACCCCCTCACTTATAACAGAATCTTCCAAAGAATGACGGCTGGTGGCGGGGAAGACGTTTTGATATTCTCCACGGTCAAGAGTTGCACCAATTTTTGCAAACCAAGGCAAAGAAGGCATACTCGTGGCCAAATGACGATAAAAAGCAGCTTTGACGAGGGCATCGGGGCGTTGTAAGCTCGGCG